GCTATCCGCACCCATAACAAGCTATTGTTCATTGATGAGATCGTAAAGGCTCATGACACCGATGCCTTGGCACAAGAAATCCGCAGGCGATACCCACAACGTAAAATCTACGTTTACCCTGACGCATCAGGTGCAGCACGATCAACAAATGCTACGCAAACCGACATCCAGATCCTCGAAAGCTATGGCATGTCAAACCAAAGCCCAAAGGCTAACCCTCCCATCCGTGATAGGGTGGCTGCTGTACAAGCTCTGCTGGAGAACGGGAAAGGTGAAATCAGGATGCAAATTGACGGACGATGCAAGAAGCTGATCGAATGTCTGGAGCTGCAGAGCTACAACGAGAAGGGTGATCCTGATAAAGATGCAGGGTATGACCACATGAACGATGCTGCTGGGTATTTGGTGTGGCGTGAGTTTAACCCGTTACATGCTGGTGCTGGGCGGGGCACGGGTGTTAGAGTGTATTGAGAGTTTTCTTTAATGTCATGGCACGAGGCGGCAAGGGAGGAAGTGGTCGCCGTTATGTGCGTGACAATCGCGGCAGATTTGCATCCAAAGGCGCTGGCGCTACTGCGCGTGGTGGAAGGTTAAAGACCACAAGCGGCAAGAAACGAGCCACTCAAACGATGAAAGCCAGCGGTGGTGTTTCTGGCACGATTGGTAAGCCAAAGGGGTTAAAGCCGGGAACAATAAAAGCCAAGCCTCAAGTATCAAGCGCACGGCAAGCCGCTACAGATCGCCTAAAAATTAAAACTGCAACGCGCCGGAAGCTAAAAGCTGATCGCAGTTCTGTTATTCCAACGCAACCCAAGGCACAACGTCTCCAGAGTTCGCGTCCTGCTTCTACTGTTGCAAAAAAACCACGCGCAAAGGGTAATAAGCCTGCAACTGTTGCGCGTCGAATTGATCGCAAGGCTGCAGTCAATCAAGCAAATCTCCGCATGATGTCGCGTTATGGGAACTCCCCTGATCCGCGTCAATATGGCAAAGCAATCCGTCAAGCTAATACGTTAAACCGAGCAAAAGAATTTACAAAAACGGGCAAGCTGCCAGGTCGTGACAATTCGATCAAGGCGCAACGTGAACGTAAAGCGGCTGGTGAACGTCTCGCGGCAAAGCGTGCTGCACGGCAAGCAGCAAAAGCAAAGCCGACTCGCAAGCAACAGCTTGAGGCTGGAGCAAAACGTAATCGCGCAAAAGCAGATAAAAATGATGCAAAAGTAGCAAAACTAGAAAAAGAATATAGATCAAAAGATCCAGCTTTTTATACACAAGGGGTTAAGCCAGCAGGACGCGATCGAATGATTGCAAAATCTCAACAAGCGGCCAAACTTCGGCAAGAATCTGCTGCATTACGAACAAAAGCAACTAATGCAGAGCGAATGGCCCGAAAAATAAAGGATAAGCCTGCAAAGCCAACCACAAGTTCAAACCCTAGGTTGCAAAGGGCTTTGAAAAATGAAGCTGCTGGAAGCACTAGCTTCCGCAGAGATCCCAAAGGTTATGCAAAGCGTATAACCGCACTCACCGCGCAAAAAATCTATAAAACTGGCGATGTCACGGCAGGACTTAGCATCCGTGATATGGCTGGCAAAGGATTTAGGCTGCCAAGATCAAAGCGTGGCAAGCGGAAATGATCTATACTTCAATTGTCACACGCTTCCATCATGGAATCATTTTTGTCTGACCTTGGTGGCTTGATTGCTGCACAAGAAGAACTGACCATTGCTGAAATAGTTGGTGCGCTTGAAATTGTTAAGGCTGAACTGCTAAACGACCTGTTCATTTCGGATGACGATGAAGAAGCCTGAAGTCACCGGAGTCGGTCGTCGTCTTAAGGCAAAGCACGGCGAACCGCGCAAGCATCAAGTCATCAAGATTGCCGCTGACGGCAAGGCCAAGATCGTAAAGGATCAAACCCTTTGAATTGTCGCCTCCTTCGGGAGGCTTTTTTTGTTGTCGGCCTAAACTGTCAGTATCGACCGCAGCAGCTTCGTGTACTCAGGCTATAACTTCTACGATCGCCCGCAATCACAACGGGCTGTCACCAATGTCAACGACCCCAATACCGCCTGGTACGCTCAAGAGCCACATTGGGTCCTAATCGAAGACTTGATCTCCGGCACCTATGGGATGCGTCGTAAGCATCGTCGTTACCTCCCGCAGGAACCACGCGAACTTGACGATGCCTACGACAACCGCCTAGCGCGATCCGTCTGCCCTCCGTTCTATCAACGGCTTGAACGGATGCTTGCCGGGATGCTAACCCGCAAACCTGTACGCCTCAACGACGTTACCGATACCATCCGCGAGCAACTATTCGACGTTGACCTACAAGGCAACGACCTAAACACTTGGACATATGAAACCGCTCGTAAAATGATCCGCTACGGGCATGTCGGCATTCTTGTCGATGCACCATCAAATGGTGGTCGCCCATATTGGGTCAGCTATACACCGCGAGACATCCTAGGCTTCCGTACTGAAACTGTTGAAGGTGCTACTAGGCTTTCGCAACTTAGGCTGCGTGAAACGATCCTTAAGCCATCTGAAGATTCAGAGTACGGTGAAGAGCAAGTCGAACAAATCAGGCTGCTAACACCTGGCAACTATCAAATCCATCAACGCGACAAAAAAGGTGACTTCCGTATCGTTGATGAAGGTACAACTAGCATTCAAGAAATCCCATTCGCGGTAGCATTTTCCAATCGTTACAACACGATGGAATCTCGGCCACCGCTAGAAGACATTGCCGAGCTAAACCTAAAAGCCTACCAAGTCCAGTCTGATCTAGATAATCAGCTACATATCAGCGCCGTGCCGATGCTGGCGTTTTATGGCTTCCCATCATCTGCTGAAGAAGTATCAGCAGGACCAGGCGAAGCATTAGCATTCCCTGCTGAAGGTCGTGCAGAGTACATCGAGCCTGATGGCAAATCATACGAAGCGCAATTCAAACGTCTTGATCAAATCGCATCACAGATCAACGAATTAGGATTGTCCGCTGTGCTTGGCCAAAAGCTATCAGCCGAAACCGCAGAGGCTAAACGCATCGACCGCAGCCAAGGCGATAGCACGATGATGGTAATCGCGCAAAACATGCAAGACGCCATCGACAACTGCTTGCAATATCACGCGCAGTTCTTGGGTGAGTCGCAAGCTGGTAGCAGCATGATCAACCGTGACTTCCTTGGCAGCCGCCTTGAACCACAAGAAATTCAAGCACTGTTGCAGCTTTACACTGCTGGCACCATTACGCAGGAAACGCTACTCACCCAGCTTGCTGAAGGTGAAATCCTTGGTGATGACTTTGACATCGAAGAAGAGCTAGAGGCAACGCAAAATGGCGGCCTAATCGAAATGCAGCAACCATCACCACAACCCGGAGCATGATGTGCAGCTTTCGATGGGGCATCGTTTCTATGCTGGGATGGCTGTTGTATCGGATCATGCCAACTGCGCCACACGAACCAGAACGGCAGCGTATTCTTTACGTTTGTGAGCATGAACTACCGCCTGAAGTTTTTGCATTGGTTAGGTTAACCTGGTATCACAAAGGTAAAGCGCATCGTGTTGATGAAGTAGTTTTAGAAGAAGGTGAAGAAATGATGCCAGGTTTTACTGAAGTCATTGCTGAAGCATTAAAAGCCGGTGCTGATGTTTCCATTCAAACCGAATACGATTCTGAGAGCCTTGGCATTTATGCAGAGCAATGACGTTACCGCCAAACCTATCAACAATCTTCCGTAATGCGATTGATCTTAATCGGTATAGCAATAGCGTTGCTCGTCGTATCATTAACACCTACAACGACATCATCGTTGATACTGTCAATCAATTACAAACGATCGATGAATTACGTGCTCCGGTAAAAGCTGCCAGGCTACGTGCCATCTTGGCACAGCTAAAGGAATCGTTAGCTACATGGGCTGGCGATAGCACTGAGATCACCGCAGCAGAACTGCAAGGTTTGGCTGAACTGCAGTCTGAGTTCGTCGAGGATCAGCTACGGAAGGCGTTACCTGCTGGTGCTAGAGATATGGTTCGCAATGTTGAGATCAGCCCGCAGTTTGCTCAGTCTGTTGTCGTCACTGATCCGACGCAGATTAACCTGGTGGCATTATCAGATGATCTATTCGCTGCTGTTGAAGGTGCTAGCGCTGCAGGAGCACCGACGACCTTCAGCCTGACCGCTAGACAAGGTGCAACGATCACGCTACCCAATGGTGAGGTAGTGACCAAAGCATTCCGTGGTCTAGCAGAATCGCAGGCTGAACGCTTCAGTCAAGTTGTACGGCAGGGACTGCTAACGGGTGAACCTACAGCAGACATTGCACGAAGGTTAAAAGGTAGACTGAATTTCAGTGATGGGGGACCGTTGTCATTTGGGCAAGCGCGAGCTGCAAAGTTGCTGACCGTCAAACAGATCCAACAAGCTGGCGGGGATTTGACGAGAATGGCAAACCATCAAGTTGTTAGCATCGTCCGCACCAGCATCAACCAGGTCGCCAACGAAGCATCAAACCGCGTCTATGAAGCCAATCAAGACATCACCAAGAAATACAAATACGTCGCAACGCTAGACAGCCGAACATCAGCCATATGTCGCGCTCTTGATGGCAAAATATTTGAATACGGCAAAGGCCCAAAACCACCGCAGCATTTTGGGTGCCGCTCAACAATTGTGCCGGAGATTGACTACGAAGGATTGGGTTTTGAGCCGCCACGACCTGGCAAGCGTGCCGCTAAAGGTGGCATGGTAGATGCTGATACAAACTACGGCCAATGGTTATTGGATCAAGGCACCGCACGTCAACAGGAAGTTCTGGGCAGTAAAGCACCATACTTTAGGCTATTAGCACGCAAACATGGTGCCCGTGATGCAATGGCAAAACTGGTCCGTGACGACGGCTCGGAGGTAACATTAAAGCAGTTACGGAGACGGTACGGTGCCACTCAAGAAAGGTAGCTCGCAGCCTACAATCTCCCAAAACATTCGCAAGCTAATCAAGGAAGGCTACAGCCGCCAACAAGCCGCAGCTATTGCTTTTGCTCAAGCTGGTAAAACCCGCAAGCGCAAGCCAACCCGCAAGCGTGGTTAAAATGTTGAGGCAATCATTCATAATTGCGCCTCAAAATGTCCGAAGATCAAACGCAACAATCCGCTGAAGTATCCCACGATACTGATGCGATGAAACGCAGCATCGAAGCTCTGGAACGCAAAAACAGCGAACTCATTGCTGAGCTTCGCTCTGCTAAATCCAAAGCGTCCAAGGTGCCTGATGGTATTGATGTTGAAGAACTCATGGAGTTCAAGCGGCAAGCTGAACAGTCCAAACTTGAATCCGAAGGAAAGTACACCGAAGCGCGACAAGCTCTGGAGCAGCAGTTCCGTGAGGCGGCATCGGAAAAGGACCAGCGCATTGCAGACCTTGAAGCCAAAATCCGAGAGCTAGAACTGATCAGTCCTGCAGTATCAGCACTGGCCGACATCGTGCATGATCCTGACCTTGTACTGAAAACCAAGCTACAGGCGGACAAAATTGAACGTGAAGCTGATGGTACCGTCGTCGTGGTAGACGGCTATGAGCGCACACCTGTTACTGAATGGGCAAAGGCAACACTACCAGCTTGGATGCAAAAAGCACCTAAGCCGCAAGGTAGTGGCGCACCAACAGGACGTGGTGGCACCGAGATCCCTGCAGGAATCAAAAATCCCTTCACGCCAGAATCGTTCAACCTCACCGAACAATCCCGACTGTTCAAAACTGATCGTGATCTCTACGATCGGATGAAAGCAGCAGCAGGGCGCTAACATTAAAACATCGCTCATTAAGGCTGCGCCATATTGAGCATGGGCTGCGCCCAATCCCGTAAACCATTCTTTTGAGGATTCATCATGGCGACCCTTCGCTCTGATGTCATCATCCCTGAGGTATTTACTCCTTACGTCATTGAGCAAACCACTCAGCGTGATGCCTTTTTGGCTTCCGGTGTGGTGCAGCCCATGGCTGAGCTGAATGCCACCGAGGGCGGTGACTTTATCAACGTTCCCTTCTGGAAAGCAAACCTTTCCGGTGATTTCGAAGTGCTGACCGACAGCTCTTCACTGACTCCTGGCAAAATCACTGCTGACAAGCAAGTTGGCGTGATCCTGCACCGTGGTCGTGCTTTTGAGGCTCGTGACCTTGCTGCTCTGGCTGCTGGTTCCGATCCTATGGCCGCTATCGGCGCCAAGGTTGCCGATTATGTCGCTAACCAGCGTCAAAAGGATCTGCTGTCCTGCCTGTCTGGTGTGTTTGGTTCACTGAACACCAATACCAGCAGCAGTGCATTCTTTGATCTTTGCATCGACTCCGCAAGCGGTGACACTCCTACTGCGCTGTCCCCTCGTCACGTTGCTCAAGCCCGCGCCATCCTTGGCGATCAAGGTGACAAGCTAGCTGCTGTAGCAATGCACAGCAAGGTCTACTACGACCTGGTTGAGCGTCGTGCCATTGATTATGTCAGCAACGCTGATGCTCGCGGCACTTCTACCACCCAGTCTGGTGGTACCATGGCTGCTGCTTATGGCGGTGAGGTTAGCGTTCCGACCTACATGGGTCTGCGCGTGATCGTCTCTGACGATGTAACTACTACCGGCTCCGGTGCTTCCACTGAGTACGGTACCTTCTTCTTCACCCAAGGCGCTGTCGCCTCCGGTGAGCAGATGGCAATGCAGACCGAAACCGATCGTGACATCCTCGCCAAGAGCGATGCCATGTCAATCGACCTGCATTATGTGTACCACCCTGTCGGTGCTAAGTGGGCGGTTTCCACTGTGAATCCAACCCGCACTCAGCTTGAAACTGTGGCCAACTGGTCCAAAGTTTATGAGCTGAAGAACATCGGCATCGTGCGTGCTACCAACGTCTCTAACTTCGACTGAGGAGAACCCTAACGATGGCTTCAATTTTTGAACTCGGTGACATCCCTGGTGGCCTTCTGCCAAGGCAGATGGGTTTGGCGGCTCCTACCGCTACTGCAACCCTAAGTGCAGCTAACAGCTACAACACCATCATCCGTGGTGTTCCTGCTGCTGCTGCTACGTACACCACTGCTACTGCTGCTGCAATTGTTGCCGCTATCGGCGGCGACTGTGCAGTAGGTACCACCTTCATGGTGGTAGTAATCAACGCATCGGCTGGCGCCTATACCATCACCATTGCTGGTGGTACTAGCGTGACCGTAAGTGGTGTTGCAACTGTTGCTCAGAATGCGTCTAAGGTCTTCCTTGGTCGCGTGACTAACGTCACATCTGGTTCTGAGGCAATTACCCTTTATGGCCTCGGCAGCACTGCTGCTGCTGCTGCCTGATTATGGGTTTGTTCGCTTTTAGGCGACTACGTGAACGTGAGGCTGCTGCTAACCCAGTGGCCTCCATTTCTATAGAAGAGCCCACAGTAAAACCTTCCAAGGCCAAGCCCAATGGCAATCACAATCGTCGCAACTCCGGGAGCAGCCGACGCAAACTCGTACCTGACGCTAGCAGCAGCGCAAGCGATCATTGATGGCTTGGTTGAAAGCGATGATGTAGTGGCATGGGGCACAGCTACTACAGATCAAAAGAATCGTGCGCTTTATACCGCAACGCAACGACTGGATCGTGAGCGGTATCTAGGTGCTAGAGCAACGGATACGCAGGCATTGCAGTGGCCGCGTACTGGTGTTCGTAGGCCAGACACTTATATCAATACCTACGCTGTCGGCTTCCCGTTCAGGATCACCACCGACTATTTTACGGATGACGAGATCCCAGTGCAGGTGCAAGAAGCGCAAGCGACGCTAGCGGTTTACCTAAACAACAACAAGGATGGCATCGGCCTGTCGGGCCTTGAGGATTACAAGAATGTCAAGATCGGCAGCCTAGACGTGACGCCAAATCAGTACGGCGCTACTGGTGCGGATCGTATCCCGCCGATGGTTGAAAGATACTTGACAGGTCTTAGAATAAGTGGACCGGGTAACATTGCTATCAAACGGAGCTGATCATGTCTAAGGGTTTCGGTCAAGGCGGAGCAGTTGACTACACGCTAGGCGCTGAAGTCATCA